AAAGAAAATACAGTAATGTTTCAAGTTTCTTTTATGTTTTATGTGAAACCATCTTGTTTATAGTAGAAAGAGGCTATCAAGTCTATAAAACTGGAGATATAAGTACAATTTTTCATTCTGGTGGGCAATATAAAAAAGTCTATGATTCATGTAGAGATTTAACTAGGAAACTACCTTTGTTAAGTAATCCAGAAGATCATGGATTTACAGAAAGTGGTTTTAGAGCTGAGCTTGATGATACAATTGAAAAATTAATTAGTATAGATAAATATTCATATTGTTTGAATAGTAGCGAAAAAACTGTAATTAAAGAAACTCTTAATAAAATGTTGATGATGAGAGATGATTTAAATACTCGCTCTGCTGCCAGGAGAAACAGAAAAGCTCCTTTTGGAATACTTATATATGGTGATTCGGGTATAGGTAAGACTACAGTTACAGCTATGTTGGCAACTTATTTTGCTAAACATGAGAATTTATCTACAAAATCTGAATTTAGATATACTGTTAATCCAGCTGCTAAGTATTGGGATGGTTTTGTTACATCTTGTCATACACTCATATTGGATGATGTAGCTAATGAACATCCTGACTTGAAAGATTCCAAATCTTTGGATAATATCATACAAGTGATGAATAATCAAGCTTTTTGTCCAGATCAGGCATCCTTAGAGAATAAAGGTAATACGCCTTTTAAGGGTAAATTGGTTATTGCTACTACCAATGTGAAACATCTAAATGCATATTCTTATTTTTCATGCCCATCTGCTGCGCAAAGGAGATTTCCTTTTATTATAACACCAAAACCTAAAAAGGAATATTTAGATAGCAGAGGAATGTTGAGTACCAAAAATGTGGAGTGTTCAGCATATCCCAGTTTATGGCTATTCGATATAGATTTAGTTGTACCCGTGCCTGCTAGTCAAGGTAGAGTATATGCTAAATTAGAAAGATTGCATAATAATTTGGAAACAAAGGGTTTATTGGAGTGGTTCCATATAGCAATAGAGAAATTTAATGCAGATCAGAAAAAAGTTAAAAAATGTATTGATCTTATGGAAACTGAACCACTTTGTATGTGTTGTACATTACCAGATTCTCTTTGTCAGAATTTATTGGCACCTCAATCTGGTGATATGGTTGTTGGCATTTCTCTTATAGGTTTAGTAACATGTATGTTTTTATACACAACTAATTATATGTTAATTAGAACCTATTTTGAAATGTATTGCAAAATCAGAAATTTTTGCTATAGTTATGTGGCAAAAAGAGAAGCAATTCTACGTGAAGTTAATAAAATAAGTACTGCTCAATTTTGGATGAATATGGGAAATAAAGTTCAAAATTCTTTCAAAAATAAAGTTGTATTAACTGCTATTATGACAGCTATTGTTGCCACATTAACAGTGTACAAAATAACAAATCCTAAAGATTCACTGGATATTCAAGGTGATGTGTCTGAAAATATAGGTCAGCGACCTAAAGAAGAAGAAAATGGTAGAGAAAATGTTTGGTATAATAATAATTTTGAATTATCAAGTGCTAATTTTACAAGAGAAAGTGCATCATCTAAAAGTTGTACATTTGAAGAATTTTGTAAAAAGATTAGTAATAATGTCATTTTTGTTGCAACTCATATTTCAGATGACAGAGCTGTTACAGGCAAATTACTGGGTTTGGGAGGACATATTTACTTGACAAATAATCATAGTATACCAGATTGTAAAGTGTCAAGAACTTGTACTTTGATTTCTTCGAGTAAATTAGGTCTAAATAGTAATACTCATATAATACTTTCTGAAGATGATATATACAGAATACCAGAAAAAGATCTAGCTTTTGTATTTATTCGCGAGTTACCGCCCAAAAAGAAAATAACACAATATTTCATGACAGAAACAAGTGCTGGAGTATTTAATGGTAAATATATGTCCAAATCTTCAAAAGGTGAAGATATAGAATATATACTCTCAAACATTCAATTGCAGAAAAAAACAAAATTTAAATGTTCAGAAAAAAATATAGATTGTTCTTTAACTTTGTGGAAAGCTTATAGCAATAAACCTACACTTTATGGTGATTGTGGAGCTCCAATGATAGTTAAAAGTGATTTTGGTTACAGTATATTAGGCATACATATGCTTATAGACACAACACAAGAAAATCATGTTTTTGCAAATGCTATAGATGGAAAATTCATAAATACCGTTTATAAAACATTGTCTAGTCTTAATACACAAGCTGGAGATTTTGATATGATCAGCTCAGACAGTGTACAGAGACCAGTAGTGGATCTTCACAAAAAATCTGTGTTTAGATATATGAATGAAGGTACTATAGATGTTTATGGTTCTTTTACAGACTTTAGAGGAAAGACTAAGTCTAAGGTTGTGGATACACCTATGAGTAAAGTTTTACCCAAAGAGTATAAGAAGAAATACACTGCACCTGAAATGACAACATATGAACCATGGAGAATAGCAGCAATGGATTTAGTAAAACCCATTAGATTGGATACTCACATATTAAACAAGTGTACTAAAGGATATATGAATAATATTATCTCTAGAATGAACCCAGAAAATATTACTATGTTGATGGTACTAGATGATTTTACTGCTATTAACGGTGCCATGGTGGCATATATAGATAAAATCAACAGAAATACCAGTGCAGGTAATCCTTGGAAAAAATCAAAAAAATATTTTCTAGAATCAACACCTCCTGAACATGGAATGCTTGATCCAGTCAAAATTTCATCAGAGGAAATGAATAACAGGATTGATAAAATTATCCTCACATATTTGGAAGGAAAACGTTGTAATCCTAATTTTTGTGCTCATCTTAAGGATGAACCTGTAACTTTCAAAAAAGCAAAAATGAAAAAGACAAGGGTATTTACTGGGGCACCATTTGATTGGTGTGTGGTAGTTAGAAAATACTTATTGTCTTTTTGTAGATTGTTACAGAATGAAAGATTTGCTTTTGAAGCAGCACCTGGTACTATAGCACAATCTTTGGAATGGCAAGAGTTATATACTGAAATTACCAAATATGGTAAAGATAGAATAGTAGCTGGAGACTACAAAGCGTATGATAAAAGAATGAGTCCCAAAGAAATTTTAGCTGCATTTGATGTGATTATATATTTTTGTAAATTGTCGAAAAATTATACAGATGATGATATTAAGGTAATTAGAGGTATAGCTGAAGATACAGCATTTTCTGTTGTAGATTTTAATGGTGATTTGGTTCAAATGTTTGGTTCAAATCCATCAGGTAATCCTTTAACAGTTATTCTTAATAGTATTGTCAATAGTTTGCGTATGAGATATGTCTATATTTTACTTAATCCAGAAAATGAAGTTGATGATTTTATTGATAATGTAGCTCTAATGACATATGGTGATGATAATATAATGTCAGTACACAAAAAATGTGATTGGTTTAATCATACTACAATATCTAAAAAATTTGCTGAATTAGATATAGTCTATACGATGGCAGATAAAGAGGCTGAAAGTGTTCCATTTATACATATAGATGATGCTTCCTTTTTAAAAAGGAAATGGAGATATGATGAAGATATGAAATGTATGTTAGCCCCGTTAGATCATGAGTCCATAGAGAAAATGCTTATGGTTTGGGTTAAATCCAAATCTGTAACTGAGGAGTATCAAGGAGTATCTGTTTTATGTACAGCCCTACAGGAATATTTCTTCTACGGAAAATCAATTTTCAATGAAAAAAGACCTATGCTAGTCAATCTAGTTAAAAAATTAGGTTGGTCAGATTATGTTAATGCGGAAACATTCCCTACATATGAAGATTTAGTTGCAAGATTCATAAATAGCTCCAGTAAATGTAAATCATTCGAAGAGTGTTATGAAGTGTAACTTTTATGTTGAGAAGTTTTTATTTATTTTTAAACTCGTTAAACTGATGAAGCATATCGTCCTTGCTTTATCTATTATATAAAAATATCAAACTCACAAGCGAAGCGCTTGTGTTCACGCGGATGTGCTTTTATAATGCGTTCACACATAATCGTAGTGTGAGTAAAAGTACTGAGACTGATGATAGTAAGTCTACTTTTTAGTGGTAAAGGCGTGAAACTATTTGTTCATGACGTTATGGGTAATTTACCAATTTTAGAAGTTTTAACTGCATTTTCACAAAAGGCAGTACAATGTGTATTTAATAGCAATTGTTGCTATGATGAAAAAATAGTTTTAGATGATTGTACTATGAACAATCTCAAACCTCAATCTGGTATAGAAACAGATCCGGTATCGGAAACTTCAAATGCACAGGAACAGAATGTAGGTTTTTCAGATTTACCTAACAATGTAATTAGTAGTATTCCTCATCCTATGGAATATGTTAAGGTTGATAAATCAGTCAATGTTGAATTGGGTGATTTTCTCAAGAGACCAGTTAGAATATATACAAAGAATTGGGCCATAGGAAATACAATTGATGTAGCAACTTCATCTTTTAATCCTTGGTTTGAATATTTTAATAAACCATCTATTAAAAAGAAATTGGATAATTATTATATGGTTAGATGTAATTTACATCTTAAAATTGTAGTTAATGCTTCTCCATTTTATTATGGTTGTGTTTTAGCTGCATATCAACCTCTTATAAATTTTAATCCTGCGCCCGTTATTGTGGATGCTACTAGAAATGAAAATGTATCTTTATCTCAACGACCTCATATATACATATACCCTCAAAATTCACAAGGTG